CTCGTTGGATACCCCGCCGCACCACGCAGTAATGGGCTGGGTATACCTACGGCCTTTCCACCACTTGGGATATAGCCCAGTAAGATGGTAGGACACTTCAGCCGCACCACAATAGGACTTGCCTATTCGGTTGGCCGCCATCAGCAGACGCTGGTTGCAATCTGATCCTGTTTCGTGAAATGCTAGTTGGTAGGGGTATGGATCGTAGAAGTCGATCTTATTAAACCGTTCCCTCTGCCTGATCTCCCTAGCTATTTCTACTGCTTGTTCTAATTCCGCTCTGCTATGTCCCATTTCAATATCTTTGTTTAGATACTTCAACCCCGCTTCTGACTAGCTTTGATTGCCCTCATTTGTTTTAATGCTCCCTCTCTTGTAGGATAACATTTGCCGGACTTGCCCCACTTCCAGCCCTTTTTACCACTCTTTAAACTACACCTTTGTATCGGCATCAGTTCACCAAATCAGGTATTTCCGATATGGAACTAGACCCTGTTAAGGCCTCCAGTTCTCTTTTTAGTTCATCAGTAGATGCAGTCTCCACATGGGAAATCTCTGTCTTGACCTTCTCAGTCGGTTTAAGGCCAGCCCTGTCCAGTATATCCTTTACCGCTCCAAGTCGAACAGACTCGCTCTCAGCGCCTTCTGAGAGGGTTTTAAGCTGGGTCAAGGCTCCGGGGACGCAATCCATGATCATTTTTTTGGTGCGCTCCTCAATCTCGATCTCAAACTGATTCTTTAGCTCATGTCCCCTTTGTTTAGGGTGGGAGTAACCAGCGGTGGTCGCGGCTTTAGCGGCATTACCATGAAGGCAATACTGTTCAATAAATGTTTCTTGTTTAGCTGTTCTCATGTCCAAATACTCGCTACCTTTTCTTCATCAACCTTCTCCGCCGCCTGTTTCAAGTTTTCAATATCTCCACCACCAACACCTAAAAGTCCTGATAGCCCCGAAAAGAACGTACCCAAATCTTGTGTTGTTGTTCCACCAATATCCTCAATCAATCCAAGTAATTGTGGAACCCCGCCATATATTCCTGTTTTATTATTCTTTGCACCCAGATTTTCTCCTTGACTTAGAATTGTTCCAATATTTGCGGCTCTCCACTGCGGGTCTTGTAGAGTCTCTATAGTTTTTTTAGACATAACATCATAGGCAGGAGTTTCTCCGGGAGCCATTCCCTGTACAACACCCTTTTTTATAAAACCCAATTGATCGTAAAAGTTCTTCATGGCAACTTTTGTAAAATTTGGATTTGTACCTTCCTGCTTATACATATTCACCATATAAGGTAAAATCTCTTTAAAATTTGATTTTACATTTATACCTAATTTTTCTGCCCTATCCCTGAATGAGTGATATGTTTTCTTATCCTCATCAGATAAGGTGGTGTAATACGATGTAATATAGTCGGCCATTTACGCAACCGGAAGCAATCCCTGTGGAGCGCCGCCACCAACCATCATTCCACCACCACCCGGCGGCATTGGGGGTACGTCAGGGCCAACATTCTGACCCATACCCGGCGTAGCACCCATAGGCACACCACCAGCACTCAACTCCTGAATTCGTGCGTCGATCTCTTCTCTTAACTGCATGAGTCTCATAATTTCTTCTTGTGCGCCCATTTTAATAGCCTCTAGTTGTATTCAGGGTTAGACCCTAAGTTCATTAACTCTTTTCTATAGTTGTTAGCTTTTATCTGGTTTCTACCACTCCAGAAATCTATCATCTGTAACAACCATCTTCTTCTCTTCTGATACGCCTCATTAACTTCTGCCCTATCTACATCGGACTTTACTCTTGGCGGACCATAGGGAAGCCCAAAAATAGTACCCCTATACCTGTCATGCTCTTGTCGGCTCTCAGGCCACCTGTATCCATAACCGCCGGTTTTAAGCTGTCCAAATACTTTAGGGAATCCAGACTCAGGTTCTTCAGCCGGATGAGTATGAAATCTAGGGTCCAGTGGTTGCTTCCAACTACTGCCTCTCCAGAGGGTCGTACCATACTTGTCGGGGTCAGGCTGTTTGGTTATATCTGTAAACTGCCTCCAGCCCAGAGATTTTTTATCTTTCTTGTTTTTCGGGTCTAGGAAATACGCGGCTTGCATGAGAGGTCCACCAGCAGACAGGAGGGCAGATGTAAGAGTCTTCTTCATACCTTGGGTATTTCTAGACCTCTGAATAGACCTCATAACTTCAGCGGCTACTTTCCCAAAGACTTCATCATCCTCGGTCATCCCCTCTGCAAAATAAGTGCTCATAATTCTAGCTCGTTTTTCTCTAGCTCTTCTCTAGCGCGTTCTCGTGTTCCTACGCCCTGTACGACTGGGCCAAGCGTGTTTCTTAAAGTCCTGCCCATCGTATACCGTAATGGAGTATTGGGATTAGCGGTAAGCTCCTCAAGAAGATCATCTGCTAATTTTTCATCCCACCCACTATCTTTCTTCCCACCAATTCTATACTTTTTCTGTAATATCGTTGGTTTTTTAGGTGGCGCTTTATTCTTTCTTACCTCACCTAGAGCCACTTGCCTTTTCCATACCGCATAATCTCTAGAGTATTGTTCCATATCAGCCCGAAATAAATCACCCCTTTCTTTGTTCTTTTGAATCGCAGAATACCTAGAGAATGGATATTCATTTTTTATTGTCCTTATCTTTTCTTGGATAGCGGCTTCTTTCCCTAGTAAGGTATTTAACCTCCTATCCTTGACTGATTGATTTATCTTGGGATTATTTAGTATTCTATCGCCTTCAATGTGAAGCTTGGGTAACTCTACATTTTCTAGTTGAGAAACCTCTTTCATACCCTTTCTTATCTGCGCCTCACTAATGGCCGCGTCACCCTCCCTTATACCAGCGTAATGTTCTCGTAGATATATGGTAGCGAATTTCTTATTGGAGGCTAAATCCATGACCGCTTTAAATGCGCCACCCAACAGGTTTGTCTCATCAGAGATTAACTCTATAACCCTACCAGTTTTGGGGTCGAGCAAATAATCTCCCCTGATACCACCTATAAGCTGATCGGATACAGCCTTGTTAATGACGTAATGTATGTACTCTTTACCATCTATCACCTGAGACTTTATGCGTCTTGGTATAGTAGATTCTTTAACCTCTATATTCTTAGCTTCATACTTATTAGCTACTATATCGTCAACAATAGCTTGCAGTTCTGCCGCAGTCGTTCCACGTTTATTATCTACAAAATCAGCAACTATCTTAGCGGCATTTGATCGACTTAATTCATTATGAAATACCCCAGTTGCCCCTCTAGGAGCCTTCGCGCCGTATATAACCCTACTATTTGGTCCTATATTAAAGCCAACTTCACCATAGGCGCTCTCTAAAAGTGGGCTAAGAAACTTAGGGTTAACATCCACACCTGTTAAATCTACAGCATCTTTGGGGGATATAACCCCTCTGGTTTCCATTATCTCTGGGTAGAATAATTGGAACATCTTCCCCATATTATCAAGTTCACCACCAACCTTTGTCCTGCCTGACATTAGGTTAAATATGTGGGAATATTGAAGTTGTGCGTACGCTGTTTTTAGGCCTCTATTAGCCTCCGAAATTGCCGCCTGTGTTTCCGGGTGATGGTTGCCGTTAGCATCTCTACCATACTTATTCCCAAGCTCTACTGCTTCCTTAGCTTTGGTATTGGCGAGTAATATGGCGGCCTGTATTTCTGTAATAGCACCGGAAGATAAACCCGACTGTTTCATTTTAAAGGCGGCATCTGGATCAATCCAAGTCCTAACCCCTTTCCTCACTCCCTTTTCTAAGGCTCTGGCTAGGGAAAATCCTTTCGAACTCATTAACTTAGAGTAAAATCCGGGTAGATATATAGGTGCATTCTCACCAATAGCTTGCAGGGGCTTTACAGTCGATACCGGGTCCAGCATCTCAAACACTTCACTTAAAGGGCGATCTATTACGGGTACATTCTTCTCACCAAGTTCAGCCTCTTTTTTCTTGGTGAATTTTCTACCAACACCTAGAGCACCCATCTTACCCACTGTGCCAGAAAATATGGGGAATGTGGTGCCACCCCCATAAAATACCCCAGCGGCTATTTCTGAGTACGGTCTTATTTGATCCGCCCCAGCCCTTATGAAATTCTCATACATCTTAAATGGTGCTGTTACTGTCTCTAGGGCTAATTGCCCTTCTTTTGTTGGGGGAACCCAACTATGCTCCAGCATCTTTTCTGTAGCTCTATCGCTTATATCACCTATACCACCCTCTCGGAAATACTCTCCTACAGGCGCATTCATAAACTCATTAGCGCCATATAGGGTAGCACCTACATTCTGAACAAGTCCGCGAGTACCCCCATAAATTATATTGCCTAATTTTTTGGCATAGTAGGTTGATGGGCTATTCTGCTTCTCTTCCTCCTCTAATTCTAGAGCTTTTAAATACTCAGGGTCAACAACTGATTCGTATTCCCTCCCACCTGCGACATACCTGTTATCCGGCTCACTAACTAAAGCGTCTGTAAACCAGTTAGGTAGAATATTCATTATATTGGCCATATTAGTAAACGCTTATGTTATGTTAAATATCCTACTTGTGAGTGGAGACAATATGATACGATCTCATTTTTTCAAAAAGGGGTCCGCCCCGGCTAAGGGTGCCGATCGATTAGCCTATATAGTGTGGTTTGAACTGGTGGTTCTAGTTGGTGAACCTAAACAGTACGACCCCGAACCGGTTCGAATGGTTTGAACTGGTGTGTGTGTTAGGACACATAAC